CGCCCCCACCCCACACCACTACATCGTTGCATCTGCAACGACCTACCCCGGTACGGGGTGATCGAGGTGCCGGGGAGGTGTGGTCGGGATATGTGGTCGGGTATTGGCCCACCTACATGCAATCCGCGCGTAACAATTTTTCCTACAGGCAATCCGCGCGTAACAAAAAACCCCCCGACACTGGGCCGGGGGGCTTAGGTTTTTATGACCGGAGGTACTCGCGAAGCTGTTCCCTCGGGATCACGGACGTGGCCGCCTTCAGTTCTGATAGGGTACTCGCTACCTCGTCCCAATCGTAACACGTCCGAGTCAGGTCCAGATGCCCGTCTTCGAACAGGGCGTCCAACTCAGGCGGAAGGTCCAGCCAGTACTGGTTCCGGCTGCCGGGGTAACTATCAACCTCGATAGTTGCCCCCAGTTCCCGTGCCAGCCTCTGGGCTTTCTGGTAGGCCGTGCGGTCTGCCTTCTGGTAGGCGCGGTCGGCATCGAGGCGCTGCTTGAGGGTCTTCATCTTGCCTGCCCGGTCGGGCATCTCGACAATCTCAAGCACCGACGCGACCCGTGCCCTGCGGGCGACTCGCTCATCCCTTATCGAGACGACCTTGCCGACGATCCCACAGGCGTACCGTCTCCCCGTGATTAGTTGCCAGTGATGGCCCGCTAATACGAGGAACACACGACCCGGTGTCCGTATACCTTTGGAGTCTTTCAGCCACCGTGCCAGTGTCGGATGCCGTCCATTGGCTTTCTCCACGAACACGCCGCGCATCTCGTACCCGGCTAGCTTGAAGACGTGGAGTAGGTCCGCTCGGTACGTCCCACGTACCGCCGTCCGTCCATTCCGTTCCCGGATCAGCCTCGCCACGTCAGACGTGTTGAGACCGGTGACGAACGATACCACGGCGGGGCCGCAATAGCGGTTGTCGCCACGACCACGGTTCAAAGGCTTTAGGTCCATTGGTCATTGGTCCTTCTGTTAGGTTGTCAAAGAGCCAACACACTCATCACCTCGTTACACCCCTAGTATAGACAAGTGTTCAGGTAAGATCAACATCTTTTTTTAGAAAGTTTTGTTTGATTCCAGGGGGTTACAGGGTATCAAAATCAGTATAGGTACCGGCCCCGTGTTTGTAAGTACGCCTCACCGGTTTTCGTTGACACAGGTCATTGCACCGGGCATACCTATACCCGGTCAAGACGGAGGGATAGATGTTTCAGATTGAAGTGACCAAGGCACGGGAACTGGCTGCCGCGCTGGTCGATGCAGCCGACAAGTTGCAGGACCGGGAAGACATGACATGGGTCTGCATCGACCCGGTACGGGACCGCCTCGTCGCCACGGATGAAGTGGGCACGACCTGTACAATAATCACGGTTATCCGTCCTACGCCCTGACCGGCTACCACTCACGGAAAACAACTAAGGCCCTCGGAAAATTCCGGGGGCCTTTTTCATATTCACGTAAGTCATTGAAGATGAAAGAAATCTTAATTTCTTAATTCTTTATATTTCACACCTACATACTATCCGCGCGTAACAATTCTTTCTTCTCTTTAATCTCTTCATTCTTCAATATGTTTAAGAATATTATATTCTATATTATTCTCTTTATCATCTTACGATGAAGTATACACATAGTAGATGTAGCTGTCAATACCCTTTCTCATGGAAGATAAAAAAGGCCCCCGTGCGCAGGAGAAACGCGACGGGGGCCAGTTGAGCAGAAAGGAGACACACACTCGTACAACAGGGAGGTTCGTGCCCCCTGTGTAGCACCTACCCGTACTGTGGTCAATATCAAATTTCAGTTGACGCCCTGTTCTGCGTGCTGTAAGGGTGGTTGTTGCTACCCGAACAGAGGGCGTGACCATGCAAGTGAAATACCTAGAAACCCGATACCGTGCTGACGGCACCCCGTACTACGCCGTGAACCCTTCCGGTACTGCCCGGAAGAAGCTGGGCGTACGCTACAAGGCCTTTGCTACGCGTGCGGAGGCCATCGAATACGCCACTGAGGTGGCCGTACGGCTGGACGAGCATCGGCGCAAGAATACGCCGGGGTCCGCGTACGTGGACGACAGTACCGTCTCCGGCCTGCTGGAATACTTCCGGCAGACAAACGATTGGCGGCGGCTGTCCGATAACTCCAAGCGTTCGTACCTGCGCATGATGGCGATTGCGGAAAGCATGCGTATCGGCACAGCCAACACCACCTTCGGCGAGATGCTGGTGTCGAACGTGAAGCCGGAACACGCTGACAAGTTCCACGTGGCCGTGGCTAACCGGCACAGCATGCACACCGCGCACCACACCGTGAAGGTGCTTCGCCGGGTGTGGAACGTGGGACTGCGCCACGGGAAGGCCCGCTTCAACCCGTGGTCCCGGATGGGTCTTCAGCAGTTGCCCGACCGCGTCGTGGTGTGGACACCGCAGCAGGTGGATACCTTCATCCGTACCGCTGACGAGATGGGGTACTGGTCTCTCGGGACGATGGCCCTGATGTGCTACCACCTCTGCCAGCGTCCCGGTGATGTCCGGAAGATGCGGTGGTCTGATCTGAAAGACGGCGTCTTCGACTTCGTACAGGAGAAGACCAAGACCCGTGTCGAGGTACCGGCATCCCCACAACTCATGGATCGTTTGCGGGGACGCTGGCCGGAAGAGGATGGCTACATCGTCCTCTACGAGTCCACCGGTCGCCCGTACGACCGCCGCATGTACTCCAAGCTGGCGGCTCTGGTGCGTGAGCGGGCGGGTCTGCCTGATGAATTAAAGCTGTCCGACCTTCGTCGTACCGGGGCCACCGAGATGGCCGAGGCGGGCTGCACCGAGGACGAACTCCGGTCTGTGACCGGTCACCAAAGCCGGGACGTGCTGTCGATCTACGTACGCCCCACCCGAAACCTCGCCAAGAGCGGCATCATGAAAAGGTTTGTGAAATGAACGATAACAGCGTCGAAGCCCCGGACATGGATCAGCAGGTCGAGGAGGCGTTCAAACTCGCCCGTATCGTCGGCGAGAACGCCCCCGAGGTGTCGTCTGTGGGGCAACTTGCCCTCTTCACCGCCCTCGTCTGGGACTTGTTCAACGTGAGCGATGATGAGGCCGCACGCGTGGCCCAGCGGTCCATGCATATGCTGGGCAAGGTGCGTGACTACCTTGAAAACGAGGGGAGAAAATTCGATGCCTGACCGCGTCGTCTACATCCTTGGATATTCCACTCACGACCACGAAGAGGAGATGGAGGGGTTGTACTCCTCCGCTTCCAAAGCCGTGGACGCCCTGTGGAGCCACGCGGAAGAGGTTCAGGAGACCTCGCCAAAGGAAACGAGGGTGAGGCTACTGTCCCACCTCCGTACGAGTGGCTTCGCGTCCAGCGGGACAGAGAGTGGGGTGATCTACTACATCTGGAGGAGGCTGGTACAGTGAAGATCACATACAAGTACCACTCAGGGAGCGACCTTGAAGTGGTCAACGCCGCCCGCGTGTCCTTCGACAAGGAAAGCGAGTGGGAAGAGAAACCCCTCGTTTATTACGCTGACGGGAAATACCACTCCAGAGGTTCCTACCGCCTCAAAGAGGGGGACAAGAGGCTGATCCAGTTCCTTGCCCGCGGGTGTACCAGTGGGGATTGGGAAGGTCTTCTTAATCAAATTGAGGAGAGAGGCCTGACTGCGGGGTATCACGGGGATAAGTTTGCGAGACGAGACCTAAGAGAGTTGGTGAACTGTGTGCGGCACATGCCGACCCACTGGACCCCCTTCGGTCAGGTGAACGTCGTGTGCCATATCAAGTGCCCGATCTTCGTGGCGCGGCAGATCATGAAGCACACGGTGGGCTTCGTCTGGAACGAGGTGTCTCGGCGGTACGTTACGTATGACCCCGAGTTCTTCGAGCCTGATGTCTGGCGACAGGCTGCTGGCAACGTGAAGCAGGGATCGAGCGACGAGCCGGTGGACAATCGAGACATTTGGGCTTCCTACGCAGATGTTGAGATTGACCCTAGGGACATCAACCACGCCGCCTTCATCCTGTACACGAGGATGCTGGACGTGGGCGTCTGCCCCGAACAGGCCCGCATGGTCCTGCCGCAGTCCATGTACACCCAAATGCGGGTGAACGGCACCCTGTACGCGTGGGCGAACATGTATCTTCAGCGTACAGATCCGCATGCCCAGAAGGAAACACGCATGCTGGTGGAACAACTCGACCCAATCATGCACGAACACTTCCCGGTGTCGTGGGAAGCCCTGACAGGAGGACGTAGGGATGACAAAGTTTAGCGTGCTGAAAGACGACCCAAGTGTCGTTGAGGTTGTGCAGGCTGACGCCTTCACAATCAACAACAGCGGGGCGTTGATCTTCTATGACTTTGCGGTAGACCCTCGTATGGGCACCTCTACAGCGAAGCATACCTACGCCTTCGCTCCGGGCCACTGGATAGAGGTGTGGATGTCGTAATGAAAACGAATTTCTACCTCTACAAGGCTGTGGTTGTCTCCGTTTATGACGGGGACACCATCCGTTGTGACGTGGACCTTGGCTTCAATACGTGGATACGGAACATGACCCTGCGGCTGTATGGCATCGACTCTCCTGAAATCAGGGGTGAAGAGAGGCCGCAGGGTCTGAAGGCCCGTGATTGGCTGCGGGAAGAACTGCCGGTGGGCACTGAGGTGCTGATCGAGACGATCCGGGATCGTACGGGTAAATATGGACGCTATCTGGCCGTCGTGTGGAAGGATGGCACGGATATGAATAAAAAGATGATCCGCAAGGGGTATGCGGAACCTTACCCAAAATAACTACCCTAATTAGGTAGTCGGTGTGGTGTTTGAGAGGGTTACGTCCACGGATATCAGCACCACACAACAACAGACAGCAAAAACTAATGAAATCAGTAGTTTGGTTGCGGGGGTAGGATTTGAACCTACGACCTTCAGGTTCTGCGGTACGTGTTAACTATCAAACACTTACAGGAACCGAAAATGGGTATTCCCATAACCATCACACAATGCTAGGGTACCTCCTATGTACAGCTATGGTGATCAGATAGAACTACTGAAACCGATCCGGGTAAAGGATGGGGAGACCCGTCGTATTGACTGCCCGTTTTGTGGTGGTAGGAACACCTTCACCTTGTCGAACGTCGATGGGAAGCGGGTGTGGAACTGCTACAAGGCTTCCTGCGGCATTCGTGGGGTAGCATCCGGTGAACGTACTCTGGATGGTCTAAGGCGAAAATTGAATGGGGGTATATGCGATACGAATACACGACGTAGAGTCGAGTTACCACGGCACACGTCAAATCCTCGCCACCATGAGGATGTGATGAGGTACCTACAGGCGGTACACTCGATTGAAGCGTTTAACGAGGGCTTGTGTACTATCAGGTTCAGCCCAGCAGATAACAGAGTGCTGTTCTACATGAATTCCGGTGAGGGTGCGATGGGTCGTGCCTTGGATAACCGGAAACCCAAGTGGAAGGCCTACGGAAACACTTCCGGTCTGCTTACGGTTGGAGAAGGCGACCACGCGGTCGTGGTAGAAGATGCTGCTTCAGCGTGTTCCGTTGCCCGTCTCCCCAACACCACCGGGGCGGCCTTACTTGGTACGAATATGAGTGCAGAGCAGAGGCGTCAGCTTTTGGGCTTTTCTAAAATCACGATTTGCCTCGATGCTGACGCGTCTGCCAAAGCTGTGAAGTTAAAGGGGAAGCTTGAGGGCCTGACGCTAACCCGCGTCCGGTTGATAGAGCAGGACATGAAGTACATGACGGCAGAACAGATAGAGAGGGTCTTATCATGAAGGCCAGAGGACTTATCCTAGTGGATTACGAACTGCCCGGTGGTTTCATGCAAGCTGCGGAAGAACAGAAGAAGCTTGAAGATGCCATGAAGGATTTGGTCAGAGGAAATCCACGCGTAGTGTTCTACGAGTGCGACATCAAGGAACGTAGGGGTGATCGACACCCGAACTTAAAAGACCTGAAGATCAGGACTTCCTGACGCCGGTCTACATCCTGATGGACTCCGGAGGCCCCGCACTAGATGCGGGGTCTTTTCTTTTGGGAGCAACTGTGGCATACTAGGTACCCTAACAGTTCCACGACGGGGTGACCATGCTAGATGCCAGCCTTCTGAAGTCGCTTTTGACCCGCGACTTCTACGAACAATATTCGGACAAGCTGACCGACAGCCTGTTCGAAGAAGAGGTGCGTGACCTGTATAAGGTTATCGCGGAAGCCCATAACTCCTACACCCACGACCTGACTCCGCACGAACTGCTGCTTGTCTGGAAGAGCCAGAACCCGGTGGCGACTGCTGCGGAGGTTGGCGATATCGAGGCCGTGATCGACTCTGTGAGGCGTGCTGAACCGGTAGACCCGGAAGTCGCGGCGGATGTTATCGAGCAGTTCTGGCGTCGGGATATCGGTAAGCGTATCGCCAACATCGGTATCGCGATGTCGGAAGGCGATATGGATGCCCTGCAACAGCTACAGTCTCTGCTGGACAAGCACGGAGAACACTACCTCCCAGACGACTATGGTGAACCCACCAGCGACGATATCGTCGAGTTGATCAGCGAGGTGTCCGACACTGGCAGGTTCAAGTTCAATATCCCCTCCCTATCCCGACACGTATACGGCATCGGTCGCACCGAATTTGCCGTCTTCTTCGCAGTCCCTGAAACCGGGAAGACGGCGTTTATCGTGTCCTTGGCCGTAGGGCCGGGAGGCTTCGTGGATCAGGGGGCCAAGGTACTTGTTCTCGGGAACGAGGAGAGTACGAAACGGACCGTTATCCGGGCGTGTTCTGCCGCCACCGGCATGACACAGGCCCAGATCGTGGAAAACCCTGAACTGGCCCGCGAGAAGTTTCGGGAAGCGAAGCAGGACCGTCTGCTGTTCAAGGACGTTCAGGATTGGGACATGGCCCGTATCGAAGGCTACATCGCCAAGGTGAAGCCGGATGTGGTCGTAATCGACCAAGCGGACAAGGTGTCCGTTGGCGGGAAGTTTAACGCGGGACACGAACGTCTCCGGTCGGTCTACCAGCAACTCCGGGAAGTGGCCAAGCGGCAGAACTGTGCCCTGATTGGCGTCTCTCAGGCGTCTAACGATGCACAGGGCAAGACCCGCGTGACCTACGACATGATGGAGGGATCGAAGATCGGAAAGGCGGCTGAAGCCGACCTGATCATCGGTATCGGGAAACAGGACTTGGAAGAGGATAACTACGTCCGCTTCCTGACCGTCTCCAAGAACAAGCTGTCAGGTTGGCATGGGCTGGTCGTGGTTAACATCCAGCCTGAAATCAGCCGCTATATTTCGTGAGGCTGCCGATGACGAAGAGGACGATCAATTCCATCCGTATTCCGCTGAACAGCGAAGAAGTGCGTTTGGCTGAAGCTATCGCCAGTGACCGCATGGCTGTGACACGGGCGGCGGGATATCAGTCGGCCCGGCGCGACCGCACGCGTAGCGACTACGACATCGACCTGATGGGGGCGAAGGGGGAGATAGCCTTCTCCAAGGCCTATGCACTGCCCAAGGCCTGCTGGGTGAGCGAGGGACCGGACGACGGCTGGGACTTTGAAGTGGGTGGTGCCCGGATCGACGTGAAGACGGGTACCTGCTACGCCTCCTACATGGTGTTCAAGGACGTGCACTTCCCGTGTGATATCGGCGTGTTCGTTCGCGAGACAGGTAACCCGGCAGTGATGGAAATCGTGGGATGGGCACACAAGGCCCACTTCCTTAACCACCGGGAGGAGGTTGCCTTTGGGTCTGACCGTCGTCCCGGTCTGCATGTGCAGCACCTGCGTAAGCCCCCGAGTCTGTGGGCTTTGCTGACACATGAACGCTTTAGAGAGGATTAGTAAAATGCTGGGCGACGACGAAATCAAAATCCTGAACGAGATGCTGGATCAGCGGGAGAAGTCCTACTACGGCGACTACACCAGCCGCCTGATCGACCTTCAGGTGCATTACCTGAAGAACATCATCAAGATTCAGGAAGAAATACTTAACAGGATGAAAAATGACCAAGACAATAATCCTTGACCTTGAGACCACCGTGCAGCGGTTGGAGGGGAAGATCGACAACTCTCCCTTCAATCCCAAAAATCGGTGTGTCTCGGCTCACTGGAAGATGCGGGGTGACCCGCAGGTACAGAGCCGGGTGTTCTACCACGTCGAGCAGGATACGCCGGACTCTCCCGCCGACCTGATAGCGGCCCTTGAGAGTGCCGACGTGCTGGTAGCCCACAACGCCAAGTTCGACGTGTTGTGGCTCCGCTCTATGGGCCTTCCGGTTCCTGAAAAGGTGTACTGCACCATGATCGGTGAGTACATCTTCGCTAGGGGCCAGAGGGCGGCCCTGTCTCTGCATGACTCGGCGCTGCGCAACGGCGTGGCTGCCAAGAAGTCGGACCTGATCGACGAGGCCTTCAAGAAGGAAAAGAAGGACTTCTCGGAAATCGATCTTGCCGACGTTCTGGAGTACGCCGAGGGCGACGTGGTGTCCTGCGAGGAGTTGTACGAGGTTCAGATAAAACGTCTGGCCGAGGACGTGAACGCTGGTCTGCACCCGGTGTTTGAGTTGATGAACGACATGCTGCTGTTCTTGGTCGAGATAGAGACGAATGGCGTCTGCATAGACCTTGCGGCGCTTAACGAGGTGGAGGAGGACTTCCTCCGCGAGAAGCGGGAAATCGAGAAGCGGCTGAACGAAATCGTGGAAGAGGTGATGGGCGATACGCCGATCAACCTTAATTCCGGCCCCGACCTTACGATGGTGGTATACTCCCGGCGGGTTATTGATAGGGAGAGGCACAAGGAAACCTTCAACATCGGTACGGATGCGCGGGGCAAGCCGTTGTATCCGCCCCGTATGTCTCCTTCCCAATTCACGCAAGCCGTCCGGGCGACTACGGAGGTGGTGAAGCGTACGGTCGCCGAGTGCTGTCCGGAGTGCAATGGCTCCGGATACTACTACCGCGTGAAGAATGACGGGACCAAGTACAAGAAGGCAAATAAGTGTAAGGGCTGTTCCGGTGAAGGTGTGGTGTACGTGCCCAATGGAAAGGTGGCGGGCCTGAAGCTGTCACCGGAAGGTCCGAGAGACGCGTCCATCAACGGCTTCAAGGCCGATAAGACTGTAGTGAAGCGGCTCATCGCACAGGCCGAGTCCAAGGGTAACCTGACGGCGGTGGAGTTCCTGACGAAGTTCAGCCGCCTGAATGCCGTGAACACGTACCTGACCAGCTTCGTGAACGGCATCCGGTACTGGACACGACCGGACAGTATTCTGCACCCCAACTTCAACCAGTGTGTGACGGCTACCGGTAGGTTGTCCTCTTCCGACCCGAACTTCCAGAACCAGCCCAAGGGCGGGAAGTTCCCGGTACGGAGGGCGGTGGTATCCCGTTTTGAGGGTGGGGAAATTCTGGAGGCGGATTTCTCCGCTCTTGAATTCCGGGTAGCAGGCATCCTGTCTGGCGACCAGCAAATCCGGGATGACGTGCTGAACGGCAAAGATATTCATAGCCAGACGGCCATGATTATCAACCGCATCTCTTTGGAGGAGGTAACCAAGGACCGTAGGCAGGCCGCGAAACCCTATTCCTTCGCTCCGCTGTACGGGGGACAGGGGGCCGAAGAACCTGATCATGTGAAGACCTACTTCCGGGAATTCTTTACGATCTACCGGGGCATGGCCCAGCAGCACCGGAAGTGGATGGATGGGGTTATGGAGGATGGGATCGTCCGTATCCCCTCCGGTCGTGAATACTACTGGCCCAACCCGACACGCTTCCGTTCTGGGCGGATCAGCAATGCTACTCAGGTGGTCAATTATCCGGTGCAGGGGTTTGCTACAGCCGACATCGTGCCTCTGGCCTGTATCCTCGCCTTGCACGCCTTCCGCCTTCGCAAGCTGAAGTCCCTGCTGATCCTTACCGTGCACGACAGCATCGTCGTGGACGTATATCCGGGGGAACTGGAGGCCGTACGTGATGCCCTGAAGTGGGCCATGCTGGACGGGCTGTACGCGGCGATGGAGGCCCGGTGGAACTTCGTGTCGGACATCCCCCTCGCCATCGAAATTCAGGCGGGTCAAAACTGGATGAATATGGAAGATGTCCCGTTGACTTGTTACCCCAGCTAGTGTAGTATGTACCTTCGAACTGAGGTAGCTGTCGCGGTTCCTTGGCCGGACAGCACAAATCGAGAGGTACATCACATATGACGACGACCGAAGTCGCAACTATCGATCCGGCGGAACAGGCCCGCCTCGCAGCCCTGATGGGGGCTGATCCGGCAGCGGAACGCGATGCAAACCGCGTGCCGATGCTCAAGACCAACACGGACCTTGAAGACAACATGGGCCGCTCCCTCCCCCACGGGGCGTTCTACCTCAAGGGGCACGGGGAACCGGTGTACGCCACGTCGGTGAAAATCCGGGTGCTGGCCCACCACTTCCAGTACATCGATTATGACCCCGAGCAGAAGAAGGTCGCCAACAAGACTCTGCTGGTCACGTCGTTCCAGCAGGAACTGCGGGACATGAAGGGCGGTATCCGTTGCGGTCGCCCGGATGGCAAGGTGTGGCGCGAGATGGACGCGGACGCCCGGAAGAAGTACGGGAACATCACGTGCTTCCGGCAGCTTCGTTGTCTCGTCAGCTACACCGGGAAGACTGCTGACGGGGAAGAGAAGACCGTCGAAAACGTCCCCGCAATCCTTCTTCTGAAGGGGGCCAACTTCATGGCCTTCGACGAAGAAGTGGTGCGGCAGATTCCCTCCGGTCGCCGCCTGTGGGACTTCTGGATCGACGTGACGGCGGAGAAAAAGAAGAACGGCAGTGTGATCTACTACGTGATGCACTACAAGCCCGACTTCGCGACTCCGGCTCCTCTTGATCAGACTACGGCGGAGACCATCGAACACTTCGCCCTGCTGATCAGCGAAGAGAACAAGAAGATCGACGAGGCCTACAACAAGGCCCTGAACGATCTTCAGGGGGACGCAGACGCCTACGCGGCGCTGGACGACGATCTGGACAGTGATCTGGAAGACGCGTGAACGGAGGGGCTTCGGCCCCTCCTACCCCCACTGAGGTAGGTGCTATACTATGCTAGCCCAGATTATTGAGGCGACCCTCGTCTCCACCCTCGACAGGCTGTCGAACCGGGAACCGGTAGAGGTAAAGGACGAGTGGATCGAAGAGGCCGGTGAGCAGTTTAAGGCGGCTCTTCGGAAACAGTTCACCGTTACAGATGACGGGTTCACCCTGCGGATGTCCAACATCGGTCGGCCTCTCTGCCAGTTGCAGATGGCCAAATCCGGTGTGGAGGGCACCCGCATGACCTATAACCACGTGATGCGGATGCTGATCGGGGATGCCGTGGAGGCCATCCTGCGGGTCATCATGAAGGCTGCCAAACTTCCGGTGACCAGTGACGGCGACGAGGTTGCGCTAAACGTGGGCGGTCACACCATCACCGGTACGTCTGACGTGGACATCGACAACGAAGTCTACGACATCAAGACGTGCAGCCCGTGGGCGTTCAAGAACAAGTGGCAGAACGGCTGGGACGGCCTCTACAAGAACGACGAGTTTGGATATGTGGGCCAGTTGTACGGCTACGCAGACGCCCAGAACAAGGAAGCTGGTGGCTGGATCGTCGTAGATAAATCTTCCGGCGAGTTGACTGTGGTTCCGGCTGAACCCACCCAGAGTCAGCGTGAAGCCATCACCCACCACATCAATGGAAACGTGAGGGCCATCGTCAATGACGAACCCTTTCGCCGGTGCTTCGAAGCGGAGGCGGAAACGTACTACGGGAAACCTACCGGGAAGACCCGCCTCCCAAAAGCGTGCAGCTTCTGTAGTTACATCAAGGCCTGTTGGCCAAACGCAGAATACAAAGCGCAGGAGGCGAGTAAGGCGGCGAACCCGCCCTACCACTGGTACGTCAAAGACGCGGGGTAGGGATATGCCGATCAAGCCTACCTCTGCGAAGGCCAAGGGCAGACGCTTCCAGCAGCGTATACGGGACATGATCCTGACGTTGTGGCCCAATCTTCACCCGGATGATGTGAAGAGTACCTCTATGGGGGCTGGCGGGGAGGATATCCAATTGTCTCCCGCCGCCCGGAAACATCTTCCCATCAGTATCGAGTGTAAGGCCCGTAAGTCCTTCGCGGTCTACAAGGACTACGCGCAGGCCGAGGCTAACTCCAACACCCACCAGCCGATCCTTTTCATCCAAGCGGACCGTAAGAAGCCTCTGGCGGTCGTGGATGCTGAATACCTGTTGGGTCTGCTGAAAAGAAAAGGGAAATAAGTTGATGGATATTACCATCAAGGATTTTGAGGATGTGGAAAACATCCCCGAAAATACGATGTTTATCCACATCGTTGTGGACCCGGAAGGCGGTATGCGTATCGCCAAGGGCCACAACTTTGGGGACGATATCCCGGAAGACATCGGTGGCGGCTATCTCGCCATCCTGAACGGGTTCCTCCTGATCCTAGACCTTGAACCGGAGTTACTCCTGCGGGCGTGGGCGTACGCCGCAGCGGGTCACTTCTTCATCTCCAAGGAGAAGGAGGCCGACCGGCGTATGGCGGCCAAGCTGGACGATGCACCGGGTCAGAACGTCGTCAAATTCAATCCCTTCAACCGGGAGGAGTAGGATGCCTTTTACTGAACGCTGCTGGGGATGCGGCGAGGAAATCAAAGGTACTACGTATAGCCGTAATGGTGGCCTGTATTGCTACAACTGTTTTTGGGACAGGGAAGAGCAGCAGTCGGAATGCCAGAATTGTGGTGACGATGTCACCCTGAATTACGGAGAAGGGGACGACATGCTCTGTCGGGACTGTGCCCACATGGCTGCCATGATGCGGGCACTCCCCATCCCGCCGAATGAGCGGGGAAAAGTGAAATCCGATGGGGGCAGTACGTCGTACTACGAAATCCCCCAAGACGCCACTGAACTTCGTCACCTGATATCCCACAAGGGCATGTCCTTTGCCCGAGGGAACATCTTCAAGGCCCTCTACCGCCTTGGGGAGAAGGAAGGGACCGATGTTCTCTACGACCTGAACAAGATCAAGTTCTTCGCCGAGGAACTGATAGCGATGTATCATAAAGGGGAAAAGCTGTGACGACGCGTAAACAAACCATCGACGAGTGCCTGATGGAATTCTTCAAATCCTTCGGGGCGTCTCTGGACATGCGGCTGTGGATCAAGCTGATCCGGGAGGAACTGGATGAGTTGGCGGATGCGTTGGAGGAGAACGACGACGAAGCCATCCTGAAGGAGTTTTCCGACCTCTGTTACGTCGTCGTGGGGCTGTCCACCCTCCTTCCGGGCGACGTACGGGCCAATGACATCCTGCCGGAGGAAGAGGCTGATGAACTTCGCCTCCTGATGTTCAAAGTGAACGTCTCCAAGAAAGTGCTGAAGGAGTACTTCGACCCCGACATCCTCGACGAGGCGTTCCACCGCGTGCACGAAAGCAACATGTCCAAGCTGGGGGAAGACGGCAAACCCCTGAAGCGGGAGGACGGAAAGATTCTCAAGGGTCCGAATTATAAAGCCCCAGACCTGTCGGACCTTGTCGAACAGGCCCAAGCGAGGCGGGAACGGTCTGAGGCATCAATCCAGTAACGAGGCAGGGAAATGCAGAAATACAAATCCAATCTCAATCCGATCTTCAGGAACAAGTTTTCGGAAGACATCTTCCACCTGAAGTACCGGCACGACGGGGCTGACACGTGGGATGAACTGGCCCACACTCTGGCGCATGACGTGTGCGGGGAATTTCTCCCCCCGGACATGGTCGAGGAAATCGCGCAGATGATAGCCAAGATGTGGTTCATCCCCGGTGGGCGGTACCTGTACTATGCTGGTCGTCCCAACAAGTTCTTTAACAACTGCTATCTGCTTAAAGCAGAAGAGGACACGCGTGAGGATTGGGCCAACCTGTCGTGGAAGGCTGAGAGTTGTCTCATGACCGGTGGTGGGATCGGCGTGGACTACAGTGTCTACCGCCCATCCGGTTCGATCCTTGCCGGTACTGGTGGGGAGGCGTCCGGCCCCATACCGAAAATGCTGATGATCAACGAAATCGGTCGTCGAGTGATGCAGGGGGGATCACGCCGGTCGGCTATCTACGCCTCGCTGGCTGAGTCCCACGCCGATGTCATGGACTTCCTATCCGCCAAGGATTGGCACAGCATGCCCGTTGGCCGCACCGGGAAGAGCCTGTGGGATATCAAGCAGGACGACTTCAACTTCCCCGCCCCCCTCGACTACACCAACATCTCGGTCAACTACGGTACCCGTTGGCTGATGGAGTACTACAAAAGCGGTGAAATTGGGGACGTGTTCCGGAAGAACGTGGAGCAGGCCCTGCGTACGGCTGAACCGGGCTTCTCGTTTAACTTCTTTGAGAAGGAAACCGAAACCCTGCGTAACGCCTGCACGGAAGTCACCAGTGCGGACGACAGCGACGTGTGCAATCTCGGGTCCATCAACCTGTCCCGTATTCCGGACATCGAAACGATGCGGACCGTGACCGAGTTGGCCACCCTATTCCTCCTCTGCGGCACCCTGAAGGCCAAGCTTCCCTACGATAAGGTGTACATGGTGCGGGAGAAGAACCGTCGTCTCGGCCTTGGTCTCATGGGCCTTCATGAATGGCTGATCCAGCGTGGCTACGATTACGAGGTGACGCCGGAGTTACATAACTGGCTGTACGTCTACGAGAAGGTGTCCAACGACACTTCCAAGAAATGGTCGCATGAATTGTCCATCAGTAGCCCGGTGGCTAACCGTGCCATCGCGCCTACCGGGTCCATCGGTATCCTCGCCGGTACGACCACGGGCATCGAGCCTATTTTCGCAGTGGCGTACAAGCGTCGGTACCTGAAGGGTACCCGGTGGCACTACCAGTACGTGGTGGACAGCGCCGCGCAAGACCTGATTGAGCGGTACGATGTGAAGCCTGACAGTATTCAGTCGGCTCTTGATCTGGCGGCGTCCTATGAGCAGCGGATCAAGTTTCAGGCTGATGTGCAGGACTACGTGGACATGTCCATCAGTTCCACCATCAACCTTCCGGCGTGGGGTACGAAGCATAACAACCCGGACACCGTCGAACCCTTCGCCCAGACCCTCGCCAAGTATGCACCACGCCTTCGCGGCTTCACCGCGTATCCGGATGGTGCCCGTGGGGGTCAACCTCTCACGTCTGTGCCGTACCATGAAGCCGTGGAGAAGCTGGGCGAAGAGTTTGAAGAACACGTGGAGACGCACGATATCTGCGATATCACCGGTACCGGGGGATCGTGCGGCGTGTAAGGGGTGGTTCGTATCTAGTAAAGGACGGGTAACATGTCGGTTCAGGTTCTGGAACAAGCGTATGAGCAGGGTCGGAAGGCTTTCTTTGAAGGCAAGCTGACCCCGCCATACGGGTTCAACACCCTTCCGGGGAAGGAATGGGTGAGGGGTTTCAACTCCTCGTTCTTTCTTAATCTGCAAACACTGAAAAAGGGCCAGAAGCCCTTGACTTCTGACCCTTCATAAGCTACCTATGAGTCGTGGGTTTGGTCACCCACTTCTGTTAGGTAAAGGCCCCCGGTTAGCGCCGGGGGTCTTTTTTATTGCACGCCCAACATCCGCATCTCCTGTAGGACACGATCCTCCTGCGAAGACATGGCCCCACCCGGCGTCACCGGTCGTGCTGCGTACGGGTCTTCAGTGGCCTCCAGATTGTCTTCCGGCGGCTGTTCGATGGACGAGGGCAACGGGTAGTCGAATTCCATGACCGGAAGACCTGCGTTCACCATAGCCGTGTTAATCCGGCTAAGGGCAATACGCTGCTGGGAGACCGTGCCACGCAGGGCACCCATCAGGGCCTCCGGGTCTTGAACCAGCGCCACCATCGCGTCTACGGTTTTCGACTTCGGCAGCTTGTCGATGTACTTCTGGAAGGCCGAGGCAAGAAGCTGGGCGTTCTGAAGCTGGGCACCCGTGTTCCCGCTGTTGGGCAGGTATTGGGCCACGTTGGCACCTACAATCCGGCTCATGTTCCGGAGAACATCCCCAGTGTCGGCCACCACCTGATCCACGTTACCCGGTGCCCGTTTCACCACTTCCAGACGCATGGCCTCAGCAAGGAAGGTGTTAAGGGCGACGGCTTCGTCTTGGGTCAGAAGGCCGTTCTGCATCATCAGGTCGATAGGCGTGGCACCGGTAGCACTGGTGCCCCGGTTCAGGGCCGTGGCAAGTTTGGTGAAGTCCAAGGTGCCGTCCGGCATCGTGGCCTTGTCCAGTGCCCAATCCAACGTAGCCGAACGAAGACCGGACAGGGCCTCCGCATCGCCCTGTGCGGCGTCCACCAGCTTCGTGAATTCAGCATCCGGGGTGTTGGAGGTTACCGCCTTTCCGGCGACCACCGAGGGGTCTTCGATGTCGGCAGCCTTACCATAGGTGCCGACCATGTTGTCGGCCACTTCCTGTGCCCCAGCGGCCTGCGCCAAATCCTGCTTGATACGCGGGAAGCCGTCCAGAAGTCCCTCGTTCTCCTGAAGGAAGCGACGGGCCTGCGACGGATCGATCTGCCCGGTGGTCGGATCACGCATATCCGAAATCCGGGAGCGGATGAAGGTTTCCTGATTTTTCCGCATCTCCGGAGTGTAACGGATATCCGCACCGGAGGTAGCCCGGTAGTCGTCCGCAAGACGGGGGCCGGATTGCAGTTCTTCAAAGCTGGCCTGCCGCCCGGTAGGCGTGGTGCTGTACGCCGTCTCCAGCATCTGTCCGGGACGGATACGGTTAGCCCCGGAGGCGTCACGGGCCAGTGCATCACCGGGGAAGTACCGGGTAAAGGCGTCGTTCAACTCGCGGGAGAAGGTACGGGCCACATCGATATTGGCGTCCCCCAACTCAGCCAAGTCTTCCAACGCCCCCTCTGCCATCAGTTCGTAGATCGAGGCGTCCGAGAAGTTGTTCTGCGCACGGGCATCCCGAGCCATCGACAGCATGCGGGAGCGGAACGTGACGAGTTCACCGGAAGTGGTTCCGCGTGCCCGTTCAAAGGGCATATCGAGGGTACGCATCAGGCCTTCGATGTCTTCCCCGTATTCGATGGGGTCGATGGCGTTGATGTTGTTCACCATCCAATCAGACAGCGGCGGGGACTTCTCCGGGGGAAGGAGGCGTGCACGAACCGCCTCCCACGCCTTCATGACGTTGTCGCCAGAAGATTCGATGTTCTGGTCGATCACACCCCACAGGTTTTGCTCGATCTGGCGGGCTTCGCGCATAGCCCTCTCCAGAACGTCGTAGGCGGCCTGTGAGGCTTCTGCGGCATTCTCCCTGCCAAACTTCGATGCGGCCACCACCGCCTCGTCTTGGGCGTTCTCAACCACCATCCCAAGCATCGTACGGAAGTACTGCTGTCGCACCGCAGCGGAGGCTTCCGCCGCACCCTCGATCCCGGATTTGGCGATAACGTCAATCGATTCCCGCATCTGTTGCAGCGCATCAGCGATAGACTGTTCCCGCACCCCGGCAAAACTGGCACGCCGACCGGCCAAGGCCCGCTCGATGGCCAGCAGTTCCTTGTTACCGGTAAGTTGACCAGCGGTCAGGCCTTGGCTGCCTGCCGGACGATTTTTAAGGGCGGCCTCCAGTTCATCAGCGACCTTTTCCGGATCGATGCCTTGGTCTCGCAGGGCTTTGATGATTGCGCCGGACGCGGCTGCGGAGGCACCTGCTTCGCCACCAAACCAAGTCTGAATGGTCCTCTGCATCCCGGAGAAGGCCTTGGTACCGGCGTACGTCAGGACACGGGTTGGGGAGACGACTGATCCAACAAATTCCCCGGCCATCTGGGCGTATTCGTTGTCCGGGGCGAAGAGTTGTGCGAGGGCGGCACCCTGTGTAGCACCGACAGTCGCGGCCACCTCGTTGGCCATGTACAGGCGCGGGTTGGTTATGGCGGCCTGTACGAACGGATGTGTGACGCCTACACCGGCTTTGGCGAGGGCGAAGGGGGTGAACATGGGGAGGAGGTTTTCCCCCACCACACGGCCCGCCTGTGCGGCCATACGGTACTCCGGCGGCAGGTCTTGGATGCTGCGGATCATGCGCAGGCCCATAGGCCGCATCAGGCCCCGCAGCCACTCCGATCCGCCCACCGGGTTATCTGAGGACAGCAGGAAGTCGTCGGGGTTTGTGCTAAGATCGGTACCGGCCACGTTATTGATGCCGCGACGAACCGCCCCTTCCGCCATAGCCAGACCGGCATTCGCCATATCTACGGGGAGACCGGTAAGCCCGGTGAGACCGTAGTTCACCCCGGCACCAGCCGCATCAACCTGACCGATAAATCCGTCCGGCATCTGTTCCAGAGGCACACCACGCGACAGGACTGCCACGATGTCATCATCCGACACCCCGGCCTGTCTGGCTTCGGCGAAGCGAAATGGCTGCCCGTTCACTTCAAGGGTAGTGGTGCCGGAAGCTATCAGGCTATCTACAATCCGCTTAGAGGGGACGCCGTTCTCCATGTCCTGACGTATACGGGCCGCATCGTACGGGCGAGGCTCTTCGGCCTGTACCGGCTCTGGTGCAGGTTCAGGGGTCGGTTCCGAAGCCGTAAGACTGTCTACCGGGACCGCGTCCGCGAACGGGTCATCATCCTGTCCGACAACTACCGCGTCCGCAAACGGGTCAAATTCCTGTTCCATATTACTGGCCTTTTTGGATGGTCTCACCAACCCGGAAACGGGAAAGGGACGGGTACATCTGCCGCAACTCCTCCGTCACCACGATAGGCTGACCGGAGTTGTACTGTTCAATGGGAGAGAGGCCTTCGGTTGCCGGTGCAGTGGCCGGTTCCGTGCTGGTCATACCTTCCGGGGGAGAGGCAAGACCCCCGCCAAGGTAATCCCCGGAGGTTGCAGGCTGTCCTTCTTCCATCACTTCTTCCAGACGTATCCGGTAAGACCGGAAGTAATTGCGAAGCTGGATAATCGGGATCAGGGACGTAGCCGCCTTACTCCGTGTGGCATAATTTTGTTCGCCATCAACCACACCCTGCAATTCCACAATTTTATCAGTCAGGATATTTTCGAGGTTGGTGAAATCCTCGATAGCACGGGCCGGACCAGCAGTGATGCTGTTTGGCGTAGGCATTGTCTTCAGGATTTCCTTTTTCAGCATCACGCTATCCCGGACACCGGGGAAGGCCGAGACCATCTGCATCATCGTGAGAGTACGCAGGCTTTTCAGTGCCCCCTCTGCTTCGCGGGCATCCGGGCTGAACGACCCCAAGTTGAAAGCGTCGGTAAAGGTGTTCATGATGTTGTTGAAGAACCCGCTGAAGCCCAACGCCTTGGTGGGGTCTTCCAAGGCACCGATCCGGGCACCGAAGCCAAGGGCCTCCTGTTTCTCCTGCGCGGTAATGGTGACGGATTCACCGGTTTCGTCATCGACGAAGTAGCCGGTGTCCCCCGTCATAGGAACGTCTTTAGGTTCACCGGCAATGGTGGCCACGTTCTCGGGAACCCCGCTATCGATGTAGGATTGCGTGATTGCGCCATCGATGCGGTGAAGAACCTGACCGGTACCCTTGTTGATGATCGTGATCCGGCCAGAGCCGTCGTTCCGAACGTCGATGGCACCAGTGGCCATGAGACGGGCAGTACGTTCATCCATACCCGCATCCATGAAGGCCCGGACCTTGGCTTCCGACGTAAGGTTCCCGGCAGCTTTCAGAGCCTCTTCACGCACCACACGCTGGGTGGTAAGCCACTGGGCGGCTTCCTCCTGCTTCGCCGGATCGGGCGAATTCAGCATGTCCATGTACTTCACCAGATCAGCCGTGTAGTTGGAGGTGGTGTAGGTGCCGGACCCAGAATCAGTGGACGTGGTAGTCTCCCATGTCCGCTTAAATTCCTGAAGCATCTGGATTTGCTGCCGGTTAGACGCCTGCCGGAATTCGTCGGACTGCGTCAGGGCACGCAGGGCAATGCCTTCCGCATCGGTGTCTGCCGTAGTGACCGCCTGCTGGTCTTTCACAAGCTGTTCGCCGAGGGCCATGATCTTGTCGGCTTGCTCCTGCTTACCGTTATCCACGGCTTCGGCGGCAAGTTGACGATAGTTTTTCGAGTCAACCTTGCCGAGGTTCATGTAGTCCGGCTCGTTTTCCAGCTTCTCGGAATTCACGTAGTCCATACCAAGGTCGGTGATGACCTTGGCCATCTCTTCATCACCGGCCTGCCGTGCGGCAGCGGCGTAGGACCGGTAGTTATCCCCCGTGACCTTAGTCAGGTCTCTCCACGGGTGTTCGTCCTTGTCCTCTTCACCGGTGCCATAAATACGGTCGTACGTCTCACCCAGTTCCTTGATGGCGTTTGCCTGTTCCGTGTTGCCGTTGCGACGTGCTTCGGCTTCAAGGGAACGCCAGTTGTCCTTGCCCACGTTGGACAGGTCCATCCAATCGTATTCGTTCGTTTCCGGACGAAGGCGAATACGGGGCGGCCCCTCGTAGCCCGACGAGGTGGATTGCGTGGTCGTGGTGCCTCCTTGAGCCGGGGCAGCCTGTCCACCCGCCTGCGGCTGCACGGGGGTGCCCATATCCAGAATACCTGCCGTGGTATCCACGGGACCGGTGACTGCCTCGCTACCCATGCCATCCGGAACAAGGTCACTGACAAAAGTATTGTAGGCCCCGGTAGCGTAGGCGACACGCTTTTCGAGATGGGGGTCACCGGGAATCCAGTATTCTTTGGTCAGGATGGCCGTAGCCTCCGCAACACTGGAAGCGGAATTGGCGGATTCATACGTATCCGCGTACTTAGTACGCAGTTCCCAATCGTAGAAACTAAGTTGCGTATCGATGTTCCACGGGTCCAGCCCCCGCTCTTTCGCAAACCGGTTCAGAAGCTGCCAGCGTCCGGCAGGTTCGTTCCACTGGCCGATACCCTTCGACGCCCCGTTATCCCCAACTGCACGGGGGTTAATCTGGATACCCTCGTCGGTGCTTTCCTGCATGAAGTTACCTACCGAGGCCGCCGCCAATTCCGGGGTGAAGCCATAGGTGTTAACCAGTTCGTTGAAGACGTAGGAGACGTTGTCCCCGTACTCCCCGGAATAGGGCTGGGTATTCCCAAAGCTACCGGTGCCACCGCCCTCAAAAGTCATGCGCGGGTAGTTCGTTTCAAACCAATCGTAGCCACGCGTCTCGATAAGCTGGGCCACACGGGGGCGGTAGGACGGGTCGATATCATACGTGGACATCGCCATTTCGATGTCCTTACGCAGTTTCGCGTCCTTCTCTTGCTGTTCCTTGAAGTAAGTAAGGTTCTTCAGTTCCAGTTCGCGTTCAAAGGCTTTCTGGTCCCGTTCCTCGATCCACTTCTGCTTCTGCTGATCGTCGTAGAACGAATTCAGCGCAACACCCAGCCCCATCATACTCATTATACCGTCTCCTCTTCGTCGCCGTAGCCAAGCATGGCAGATTGCGTGGCCGCACCCATCGCGCCTTTAGGCGGCGACATCAGGCCTTCTTCCGGTTCGTTGTCCATCTCAGGCTCTTCAGCCGCCGGGGGTGCCAGTTTCTTGCGGCTCATGTACGCGTCCATCCGTTCCGGCGTCATGATCGTCGGGTTTTCCTGCCAGCCCCGTTCCGCCTTAACCCCGGCTTCTTTGGCCAAAACCTCGATAAATTTGGCAGCGGGACCGGCGGCCAGAACGCCTTGGTCAATTCCAAACCGACCCTTGGCCACCCCTACCCGTACGAGGCCGCTGACCACGTCTAGGATCGTGTCGCCGTTATTCAGGGCAGTCATGACGAAGCCGACGCCTTCCGGAGACCCGATCTTCTTGACCATGTGGTCTACCACATCGACGTAATCCGCTTTTTCAGGAGGACGATGCCACGGGTAATTCTTGGTATCCGAGGTGTAATTTTCACCGGGGATAGGTGCATCGAACTTGATGTCAGTCTTCCGCATCGTCAGTCACCTTTGTGGTCTTATTCTCCGACAGCATCTTGTCGAAGTAGTCCATCGTGTACTTGAATTCCTTCTCCGAGGCCTCGATGGCCTGTTCAGGAAGTTCACCCTTGTAGTAGGAGCGGATGGATTTATGGATAGCGTCTTTGAGTTTCATGATCAGAACCAATCGAACATAGAGCCAGTGTCCATTCCCAAGAAGCTGCCGTCGCCGTTGATGGCGTCGAAACCTAGCCGAAGCCAGCCCATCGTGGACTGCCCCTCGTAGATTTCTTCCTGCAACTCCACACCGGCTATGGCCGCTTCAGCCTGCCGGTCGGCAACGTACATACGAACTTCACGATCCAGTGCCGTCTCCGAAGACTTCCATGCGTAGTCCAGCAGGGCATCCTCCCGGTCCCACATACGGTTCATCGCTTCCTGAGACATATCGAAGAGGTTCTGGACATCCATCCGGGCGGCTTCGAATTGCATACCCGTGTTCTGGGTTTCGACAGTCTGCCGCCAACGGGCGTTAGCAAGGTCTACGTTGTACTGCATTTCCTTGTAGAATTGCTCCCGCGCCATCTCCATACGGGCGTTGAATTCGCTGGCGTCGTTGACTTCCCCGGCGTTGAACCGTTCCATAGCGTTCAACTGTTCCGTGTTGAACATGTTGATCTGGCTATTCAGGTTGTCGTAGAACTTGGCGAAATCGTTTTGCGCATCAGCCCGGAACATACGGGCCGCATTCTCCGCACGGGCATCCTCCAGAATTGACTGAACCCGTGCCTGCGTGTTCACCACCTCCATCTGTTGCCGGTTGGAGAGGTTAGCAAGGTCCATCTGAAGGAAGCTTTTGGAATTCTCGACCGCCGCAGTCATGCGGGCGTCCATGTTCGCCAGTTCCATCTTGGCCAGTACGTTCGCCTTGTTCACGGTCATCTGCTGCCGGTTGTTCAGGTTGGTGACCGTCAGGGTCTGGAAGAACCGGGCATCCTCCATAGCGATGGGCAGAGAGGCTTCCATGATGGCTTGTGACATGGCCGCAGTTGCAGCCGTACCGGTCATGCCCTTGAAGGCCGCGATACGGCTGACGTTACGGGCTACACCGGCTGCCCACGGCGGGATCGTAGGTTCCCCGGTATTGGGGTCCGTGAATTGCTCAGACAGCAGTTTAAGCTGCCCTTCCACGGTGGCCTTGGCATCGACGTAATTCCCTTCCCCCATCTGCTGGGCCAGAAGCTGGCCGGAGACGGTGGAGGTGTCGATGACAGTCAGGCCCTGCGCCGCCCAATCGTTCAGGGCCATGCCGAGGTAGTTAATGGAGCCGTCTTCGTTGGTACCGGTAGCAGCACCCTGCATATCGGTAACCACATCCTCCGCGTCGATCTGGGAGGCGTCCGATACGGTTCCCTGTGCCGCCGTGCCCTGACCCATCCGCATGATAGTGTCCGTGGCACGGGCGGCATCGTAGAAGCGGGGCTGTTGCGGTAGTACACCGGATGCGGTGGAGGTATCCCCAAGGATTGCCGTCATCTCACCGGTGGTGGGGTCCATCTGGTACCCCTCAGACGACATGATCGTTCCCGCTGCGTTGGGGTCCATCTGCGGGGTCTGCCCCTGAAGTCCCTGATAGAAGGATGCGGGGTCATCAAAGATCGTACCGGGCTGTGTACCATCCCGTACTTCGTTGGCTACAGCCTCCAGCCCTTCCACACTATCGGCGGCCAATGCGCTGTTCAGGTAGTCACGAACCTGCTGGTCTTTCTGCGCATCAGACAGGTTGGCGTTGTTCAGGATTTCATCAATGGCCCCATCATGTACCCCGTAACGATTTACTTGGTCCCCCATAGCGTCTTGGGAGGCCATGAATTCTTCCATCGTCTGCGGGTCAGCAGCGGGGAGAATACCGCGTGCCTGAAGCTTGGTGACGGTGTTAATCCCAAGACCCAGAGGAGCAGCTACAAGGCCGACCACCCTACGGATTATCTGCGCCTGTTTGTACTGCTCCGGGGTGATGCTGGAGGACGGGTATTTATCATAATACGCACTGTATCCGTCTTCCGTGGCTTTCTCACCGGGTAGTGCTGCGACTTCGCTATAAGTGTATTGAGGCACCCCAGCCGCGTTATATTTGACCCCCGGAGGAACGTATGTGTAAGTGCTAGGCGTAGCTGTCCGTTCACCGGTAGCGTTGGAAAACGAGGCAACGAGTCTGGCGTCTGACCTGTCGCCCCTCTCTACTTCATCCCGGTAATTTTCATATGCATCTGGGGATGTGCGAGGGTTAGGCGCAGGGCGAATAGCATCGCCATTACGGTCTACACCGGCAATACTACCGCTGGTGTATCCACCATCATCACCACCACCGCCGCCGCCTCCGCCGCCTCCGAAGACGGGCTGCTTCATCTCCCAAGGACGGGCAAAACTATACATCACTGTTCCCTCGCTTCGATGCAGGCGCTAATCCGATCACGCAGAGTAGCGTAATCTCCGAGGGCTTCCGGGATAGCAGTCACCCCGGAAGGTAGGCTCGACACTTCGTCTGCCAGTTTGGTATTGAATTCTTCGCCGTAGCTTTCCATCGGTGGACAGTACACCTCTAGGCGCGGTTCAGAGACCACGCTTGCGCAGCCGCTCAAGAAGAGACCGGCGAGTATTGTAGTCTTCCAGTTCATGTTCCTGTTCCGCCATCTTCTTGTAGAAATCAGCCAAATCTTCGTTGGCCTTGGCCGACCGTTTCAGGTCTTCCACGTCGTCCTTCTTACGACCAGCGAAGACCCCGAAAATGTAGAGAAACGGCCCTAGCGCCAGCAGGGCCGCGATGATCCACGTTTTGATCTTCGTGGTGATCCACGCGAACATCATCGTTCTCCATCTTTATGATCGGTCCACCGGGCGTACGCGACTAGGGCGATGCCGAGGATCGTCACGACCAGAAAAGCGTTTTCCAAGACCGGTCCGTACGCTGCGAGTGGGTGAAGCTGGGCCGATACTTCGGCGAGGATGGTTCCAAGTGTGGCCGCAAACGCCCCCCACATGGTCCGGGACTTGGTCAGGGGTTTAGGCGCATTTGCGATGTTCTTCTGGGGAAGCGGTTTCCCGTCGTCGGACGGAAAAGGCATATCCATCGTGAATAGGGCAGCTTCCGCAGCACGGCGACGGGTCAGTCCCGGAAGTACGGTCTTAACACCATCCACGGTGGCCTTGTTCCACCGCATGAGTTGTTCCGGGATGTCTTCAAACCGACCGGCATTCAGACGCTTCAGGAGTGTGGAGGTACGGAACGCCCCCACCCCGACGTTGAAGGCGAAGCTTACCAGTGCGTCAAACTGCGCCTGACTAAGCGGTACCTCAACATGGTCCGACACCGCCTTCTCGTACTCTTGAAGGTCTTCAAGAAGGAATTGGTCCGCTTGTTCCTTGGTGATGTGCATCCCGGAGCGGACGCCCTTGGTGTGCCCGTACCCGATTGTCCATCTTCCTGCCGGGCACCGATAACTCCGGATACGGCCATCCTGCATCACCTTATGCAGGCCTTCGAACTTCTTGATCAGATCAACGCCTACGCGACTCGTCTTCATAGCCACAACACTAACCTCAATAGGGGTTAGTCAGTGACCCGAACGCCGGTTGCTGATACTGAGACAGGTACTGCTGTGCCGTCTGCAACATCTGGGGTACGTTCAGGGTCAACTGACCCGCATTCATACCGGTCGAATCGAACCGGTTCACAGTCAGGTTACCGGCACCATCCAGCGTACGGGAAAGGGCAGAGCCATCCTCGTTAACCGTATTCCGGATGAGGTTCCCCTGATCATCGAAGGCCCCCACCAGAGCCTGATACTGCTGGCGGATTTCAGGAGGAAGGTTACCACCCACCTGCTGAAGGGCAGTACGGATGGCGGGAAGGGTCGAGTTAACCTGCCCTGCTTCGACCGCTGGTGCCGGGGCCTGCCCACCTTCCGGGGACATGAGGCCGGTCGAACCGGCCACGGCCCGGTAAAGGTTGTCCTGTCCCTTTTGGACAGAGGTATTGAAGTTCCCGACATCCTGCCGGATAGCCTGCCCGGTGTTAACCACGGCGTTTTGAATGTCGTTGCGTTTCTGGTTTGCCAGTTTCACATCCCGGTCGTAACGATTGGTGAAATCATTCAGGCCACCCTGAACGCCACCAATCTGCTGACCAAGCTGCTGCTGCGCCTGCGAGAGGCCTCCATAGTACGTGTCGAGACGGCCACCCACCTCTTCCATGTTCTGCCGGAGACGATCCTGCGCCTGCATCAGGTTGGCCTGCGCCGTATTGATGCCTTCTTGGTTAGCCGCAAACCCGGTGTCCATCCCCTGCGAGAGGGCGTCGTACAGGTTCTGGCGTTCCTGTTGTCCAAGGTTGCCCCACTGGCTCATGAGGCCGGACATGTCGTTGAAGCCGGAATTGATGTAGCCTTCGGCATCACCAATACGCCCCATGACATTGTCTTGCATCCCGCCCACGGCACCGGCGAGGTTGGTCAGGGCATCCCCGGTCTGGGTGAAGCCGCCGTAGATCGTGTCGTTGATGTTGGTTAGGCCCGAGGACAGTTGGTCGTTAAGCTGGCCGCCGACCGTACCGAGTTGGTCGCCCAGAGAAGTGAACCCGGTGGTCATCTGCCCACCAAGATCGGTACGAACCTGATTCAGGTTGTCGGCGACGTTCTGGTTCAGCGTCTGGTTTGCCTGATTGATGGCGTCCTGCGTACTGGTGAATCCACCGGCAAGGGCGTCCAGAGTGCCCTGCTGGGCATCCCCCAGTTGCTGGGTCAGAGAACCATACTGCTGGGTAGTCGTATCCGCCAACCCGGACAAAGCACCCGAGAGGTCGGCTTGGTTGGCAGTCAGATCAGCAAACTGCTCATCCCCGAGACCGGTCTCGTAGGTGTTGTAATAGTTTTTCGTCGTGTCGCTTCCGCCACTCATTAGAACCTCCGGGTATGCCGCTTTGCGGGCCTCTGCTTGTATCGTTTAAAGTGTGCTTTGCCGTTTCCATACAAGTTATGGAAGAGGCCCTGCATTTCGCGCATGATCTTGGATGCGTGTCCGTACGGGGTGATAAACTCAATCCCCCACAACTCTTCACCGGTGTCCCTTGCATATATTTCCGGGGACATGCGAAGCTTGTAGGCGAGGAACAGTTCCCCCTCTTGCTTCGTCATCCAGCACCACGTCACCAGACCGATTGGGTTATCGTTGGCGTCGTAGAACAGTCGGGCCTTTCCGTGCATGAGCGGATACACCCAATACTCGACGAACTCGGTAAGACTGTATTTTGAATGCCACGGGGACTGTAGAAACAGGTGTAGTCCGTCGAGGACGACTTTGCTTTTATCCATGTGCGGAGAATCAAGAATAGCTGAAGGATCAGCTATCTGAATTATACCACGCCCTACCCTAGCATAGCAAGGGCTAGACGTAGCTGCCCATGTAGTTCATCAGCACGGTTCCGCTATCGAGGACGAAGTAGTGGTACAACTCAATGGCGTTTGATTGCGTGCCAGAACTACCGCCGCCACGAAGAACTTTATCGGCAGACCACTTAGCCGTCGTCGGGAACGTCACCGTGCGGTTACCCGTGCTGTCCTGCTTCATGGCGAGACTGCCCCTCTGTCCCACGGTAGTGGACAAGCTGGCGAAGGTCAGGGTGGTGTTGGTTTGCAGGGTAACAATAAAATTCTCCGACAGGTTGAAGTCGAGAGTGGTCGAAGAATTGGTAGCCGTCACTGCCGTGGAACGGAAACCCAGACTACCGCGTGCCGTAGCACCATTCTGGGTGTTCCATTGGCTACCGTTACCGATGATGATATTGCCGCTTGTCTTGGACAAACCGCCCAAGTTACTCAGGTCTGCATCGTACGCCTGAACATCCACCCCTATTTCAAGACCGAGGTTCTGTCGGGCGGCAGACGCCGTACTGGCCCCGGTACCACCATCCGCGATAGCCAGATCGGTAATACCGGTAATGCTACCGCCGGTGATACTGACGTTGCTGGAGACGTACGGGTCACCCCCCACCGTGGTAGGCTGCCACGCAGAACCGGACCACACGTACATCAGCTTTGCACCGGTGTCCCAATACAAAGCACCTTCAAGAAGGGTGTTTCCGTCGTTGTCTACGGCGGGTGCGGAGGCGTGTGGACCAAGGTACCGGTCATCGAAGCTGTCGTAGAGAAGGGCCGTTTCATCCCGGTAAGTCTCAGCCGTTTCAAGTGGCTCCACCCGCGTATTCAGGTAATCCAGATTGACTGCGTCAGTACCTACCGTAGGGGTACCCAATCCGGTGACCGTGTTACCTCCCATCGTCAGGTCACCGGTCATGCTGTCGCCACTCTTCGCAACCTTACCGCTCAACGCCGTGGTTACCGTGCTGGCAAAATTCGGGTCATCCCCCAGAGCCGCCGCAAGTTCGTTCAGAGTATCCAGAGTACCCGGTGCCGAAGAGACAAGGCTGTTCAGTTGGGTGTCCACGTAATTCTTCGTGGCCGCGTCCGTAGCAAGAGACGGATCGGAGACGTTCTGAAGACGGGTGTTGGTGAAGTCTGCCGTACCGTTGACCGTCACGTTTTCAAGGGTGCTGGAACCCGAGGAAATTACGCCACCGGACAGCCACACGTCTTTGAACCTACGGGTGGTGTCCCCCAAGTCTACCGTGTTGGTGTTTTCCGGGTTCAGGACGTTGGAATCGTTAACTTTAGCATATTCATGCCAGACCGCTGCCCCGGTACTGGCGTCCACGCAAACGTAGATTCGCTTGGTGTTCGTGTTCATCCAAAGCGAACCGACTCCGTACCCCTCAGTCTCGTCGTTGGTTACGATGGGATTGGACGTGGCGGCGAAGTTACCTTGGCCACCCAGCCCGCCGTTCGCAACACTAAGAACCCCCGTAACCGATGTGGACAGGTTAATCGGGGGACCGTTCCCGGTAGAGCCGTCATGGGCATGACCGGAAGTACCGTCGAAGGCCGCTTCGACTTGGTTCAATTCAGCCGTAACCGGCGGTGCGGTAATTTCCAGACCGTCAAGGATCGAGGCAAGAGATTGGCGAACGTACCCAGCCATTAGCGTCTCCCTGACGTACCGAATTCGTAGACGATGCCCTGAACCGAATGCGGGGCGTAGTTACCGTAGGTGACGAAGGTCAGGCGTACGGAATATCCAGAGCCTTGGATGTTGGTAAACGAAACCGGTCGGTTGTTACCGCCGTAGACGATGCCTGCCCCGCCGTAGACGATTTCCCGACCGCCCCACACAACCGGTGAACCCTCGCCGGTGATGACATAATCAAGGGGGTTTGCGGCGTTGGCGTCCCCCCAATCGTATTCGACTGCAAGGTCCGTCGTGAACGTGCCTTCTGCGCGGAAGAAGACGTTAACACGATGAAGAACCTTGCGAACCTCAGTATCACCGAAGTCGAGGTACGGGGTGCTGAAGATCGACACCACGTCGGAGCCGTTGAAAGTATTCCCTTGCTCCTGCCGGTAGACGTTGCCGTCATAGTCTCCATGAAGCACGTACTCTTCTGCCCCTACGTATTCTGAAGTGGTGCAGGACGCCCGAATACCGACCAGTTCAGAGAATTCCCACTGAACCGCCTCGTCACTCGCCGTCAGGCCGCCGAGGATACCGATGGAGTTTAGCGTAGCCGTACCGGTATCCCCTACGAACATGCGGTATTGGCTCTTCGACCGCACAACAACAGAGTTGAGAGTATGCAGGTCGTTATTTGCGATGAAGTCCAGAAGGCGTCCCTGAATAGGCCGCGAGATGGTGGCAATTTCCACGTCGCCAATACGGGACGTGCCCGCCACTGGTCTAAGGCCGTCAGGGGACAGGAAGATCAAGTCGCCACCGATTTCCTGCACGCTGTCCCGTGCGATGCAGCCCACGTTAGACGTGACGTTTTCCGTGATGAACCCGGCGTCTACGTCCGCAATAGCCTTTTTGATTGAGTTTGGCCCGAAGATGAACAGGCTGTCCCGGAAAGGCTTCAGGGTAACTACCGGGAAACCTGCGGTAAGCTGGCCACTCCCGGCTGCGGTAGTCCAAGTAAGCGGATCGTTGGGGGCCGAATAGGCCACGATGTTGTTGGCCCCACGGTCAGCGGCCAAGAACAAGTGGTTTTCAAACACCTCCACGACTAGCGGAGCATCCACTGTCTGATCCCCGCCGGGGCTTCCGGTACCACCGGTGTTCGCACTGTCCAGTTGGTACCAGTTGGTCCCATCAAAAAGGATTGCCCCGTTAATACCATCAACGAAAGCAATCCAGCTATGGGCACCGAAATTGAATTGTACGTGGCGAATCTTATCCACCGTGTACGTACCATCCGTGGTGGATTGAGTAGCACCGGTGGTGATTGCCTGCCACCCCACCCCGGCAGTATGCTTGTAGAAGGTGTATGTATTTCCGCTGGTGTCTTTTCTGGCGGCAATCACGTACGGGTCACCAATCACGTTGTTCTGGTAGTACGCCACACACAGAACCGCCCCCTCCGCTGAACCGGCCCCGACTTCCGGGTAATCCCCATCGAAGTAAGAATAACCGTTGATGCGGCGGTAACCACCGTAGAGGGACGGCTCGTAATTCACCAGACGTGTAGCAGCCCCCGGCTCCGTCTCGGCTAGGCCGATATGAAACTCGTTGGAGTTAAGGCCACCCTGACAGATGGTCTTAAACGACTCAATTCTGTCTACCATTACAGCCTCTCAACCAACCGGACTAGGGAACCGCTTTGGATAGACTCCCCGCCAAAGTTAACCCGTGCGTCGTACACCTTGTCTTGGTGATTGATGTACATCGACCGCATGTTAGCCAATCCCATTTCAAAGGCCTGATACGCCAATTGCGCGGCTTCCGGGTTATCCTTGAACATGTACATGTGGTACATCGCGCCATCGACGATCAGGCTGTCGAAGGCGGTAGGGATGCGGGATACGTCACTTGTGGCCGACAGATCGGTGTAGTTCAGCCAATACCTGAATTCGATCCGGTAGGTTTTGTCCGGGCTGGGGCTTACCCCAAAGCCGGTACCATGAGCCGGGAACACGTATTTCGGCATGCCGATACCAGACACACCGGCCTCGTAATCCGTGTCCCGCATGTACTGGTACCATTGGTCCCGGTCGATAAACTTCAGGGTGCGGTATTCGTTGGAGGTGGCCCCACCATCATCCTGAATCTGGAAAGACTGCCAATCTACGGTTTTAAGAGACGCAGGCCACGAATACTCGGTCTGACCGACTACAAGGGCACCGCTTTCTTCCGCTGCGTTAAAGGGCCACTCGAATTCGGCTTGGTTGATGGTAGCCACCGAGTTTTTCACGGCGTCTTTAGCCAGTGCTTGGACGCCCCGTACCGATCCGAAATCAGCCGATTGAATTTCAACTTCATTCAGCCGCCGAAGAACCATGTTGGTTAGCGTGAGGTAATTGCTAGACATCTTGTCTTTCCTTAGAAGTCGTAGAACCGACGCTTATACGGATATGGAGCAAACCCACTGTCTGTCTTTGAGTTTGGATCAGAGGATATGTCGTTATCGGTATCCGTGTACGGGGTTGTGGAGATGGTGCCGGAAGTCTCAGACAGGGGGTTTCCGGAAATAACACCGGTAGTTTCTGAGAACGGGGAACCGGAGATGACCCCTATGGTATCCTGATACGGGTGACCGCCCAGCAGGGAGAAGTACGTGAGTTCACCTGCACCAACCGCCTGAAGTGCAGGCAGGTCCACCGCCCCCTGTGCCTGACGGGACATGAAGCCCGCACCAGAGGCCTGTAGTCCCGGAAGTACGACAACACCGACTGCGGTCCGTGCACTCTCCCCCTGACCAAAGGCCTCAATGGTCGGGAGGGTAATGTCGCCAATACCGGTTTTGACGACTGCGGCGCTACCGGAAGCACTGATACTCGGAAGCGTAAGTGCACCAGAGCCGATCTTGCGGATGAACGCACGACCACTGGCCGAGAAGGACGGCAGGGTAATGTCACCCGTGCCCCATCCACTACGCTTACCAGAGCCGCTGGCCGACAGGCTGGGGAGAGTAATGTCCCCGACGCCCGCCTTAACAAGGGCTGCCGAGGCCGAGGCGCTAATCGGGGGAAGGGTGATGTCCCCGACACCACGTATCCGACTTTCCCCGGTAGCGGTGATGGAGGGCAGGGTAATCTGACCCTGTCCTATTCTGTTAATTATACCACTTCCACTGGTGGTAATCAACGGGAGTACAACCGTACCGACACCCGTAACAACCACTTCACCCACAGAGGATACAGTCAGGCTGGGTAGGGTGATGTCCCCGGAAGCAGTAACGATCCGGTCGCCGGAGCCTGACACAGTAATGGCGGGCAGGAAAAGACCCCCATCACCCGCTTTCACCACCTCCGCAGTACCAGAAACCGTCAGAGCCGGAAGAGTGATATCACCCTGACCATCTCTCCCGACAGCACCTGCACCGGAAACCGTCAGGGCCGGGAGGCTAAGGCTGCCTGTACCCGTCTTCGTGATCGTCCCGGAGGCAGTGGCGGTAATCGCCGGGAGATTGATGTCTCCTGCGCCAGTTTTTACTATCTCGCCACTACCGGATACGGTAACCCCCGGAAGGGTGATGTTACCGCTACCGGTCTTAACGATGTCACCGGTGGCAGATGCTGTGAGTGCTGGGAGGGTGGCGTCACCGGTGCCCGTCTTGGTGAGGCTGGAGGAACCACCCGACACAATAGCCGGTAGGGTAGCGTCCCCAGTACCGGTGCGTGACAGGTAGCCGGAGGCAGATGCCGTGAGGGAGGGGAGAGTAACGTCACCGGTACCGGTCTTGATGATGCTGCCGGAACCAGAAGCCGTGAAGTACGGCAGTACGATTGCACCCAACGCACCGAAGGTTACCTGTACGGAACCTTCACCGGACGCGGTAATCGACGGGAGAGTAATATCACCGCTACCGGTTTTACTGATGTCTCCACTACCGGAGGCCGTGAGTGCGGGAAGGTCGATGCTACCGCTACCGGTTTTTACAACGTCCCCGGAACCCGACACCGTGAGTGACGGAAGAGTGGCGTCCCCAGTACCAGTACGGGTAACCGTGGTATCAGCGGTAAGGGTGATGGCGGGCAGGGTGATGTCCCCGGCCCCAAAGCGGCTCAGATAGCCCTCTCCAGCCGCCGTAAGGGCTGGTAGGGTGATAGACCCCTCGCCAGACAGTACAGCCGCCGCAGTGCCGCTCCCAGAGGCTGTGAGGGCCGGTAGGCTGATATCCCCACTACCACTCTTGACTAGAGCAGCAGAACCACCCGACACGATAGCCGGGAGGGTGATATCACCGCTACCGGTCTTCGTAATCTCGCCCGATCCGGAGACGGTAAGGCTGGGAAGGGTAATCTCCCCAGAGCCGGTTTTGGTGATATCCCCACTACCTGTAGCGGTAAGGGCAGGGAGGGTAACGTCCCCGGTAGCGGTCTTTACGATGTCCCCACTACCCGAGACGGTCAGGGAAGGGAGAGTAATATCACCGCTACCGGTCTTCGTAATCTCTCCGCTACCCGATGCGGTAAGACCGGGTAAGGCAAGATCACCGGCACCGGTTTTAATAAGTACGGCACTGCCACCAAACACCAGTGCAGGGAGCGTAGCATCTCCCGTACCCTCACGGGAAATCTTGCCGCTTCCACTTGCCGTGATGGATGGCAGGGTAGCTGCGCCATCCCCGGTGATGGTTGCAACTACGTTACCCTCGCCCGACGCCGTCAGGGCGGGGAGGGTGATGTCTCCGCTACCGGTGTTTCCACCAGCTTCCTCCACCCGCATCTGCGCCCAAGTGACGAGGGCGTAGTTGGTGGGTGTCCCACCTGTGGGCTGGAACTCGACCGCGAGGCCCACGTTCTCCGCTGGCGACGTGGACGTGCCCCCGACCGTGTAGGACGTGGAGGCGGTGACATTGGGTGTCGTGTAGACCGCAACAACAAGGTCGTTGTACTCGGCAGAGGATGGTGCCCCTGTGTCGAGGTCGTAGTGTTCGGT